TAGTTAATGGATAATATCGAGGAACGGGAGTTCAAGTCTTTCTTCAAAGACTTGTCGGAAGGGAACGAGAGCCGGAGGTGCAACTACACCACCCGGCTTGACACCTACGGGTGCGGATGCAAGCATGACTGCAAGTATTGTTACGCCAAGTCACTGCTCGCCTTCCGGGGGATGTGGAAGCCTAATGACCCCGCCGTGGCGGACATCAATGAGATACGCAAGACGATAAGGAGGGAATTGCGACCCCACGAGATTGTGCGCCTTGGGGGCATGACGGACTGTCTACAACCCGCCGAAAGGAAACACCATATCACCCTCGCCACTATCGGGGAATTGAACAAAGCGGGTGTCGGCTACCTTATCGTGACGAAGAACAAGCTCGTCGCCGAGGACGAGTACATCAAGGCGATGGACAGGGGGCTCGCCCATATCCAAGTCAGCGTCACGACCACGGATGCAGGCATATCCAAAAGGTACGAGCCGGGGGCGTCACTCCCCGAGGAGAGGATAGCCGCCGTGGAGAGGTTGCAAGCCGAGGGGTTCGACGTTTCGGTGCGCCTCTCCCCTTATATCCCGCAATTCGTGGACATCGACAGGATTAACGCCATCCGTTGCGACAAGATTCTCGTAGAGTTCCTGCGTGTCAACCACTGGATTGAGAAATGGATGAGAGACGTTGACCTTCGGCCTTATACCCTTACCAAGAGCGGCTACAAGCACCTGCCACTCGCTGTCAAGAAGAAACTCATAGCGAGGATAACCGGCTTTAAGCAGGTGTCGGTGTGTGAGGACGTTTACGGGCATTGGCTGTACTGGAAGCAGAACCTGAACGCCAACCCGGATGACTGTTGCAACCTGCGGGTGGTGTACAAAGAGAATCCAATCCTAAAAAGAAAGTAGTTATGGCAAAAGGAAACGGGGGAACGAGGGCAAATACAGGGAGAATTGCTACCAGATTTTCTACTATCGGAAACTTTAATACAAGCAGAATTGAAGTCGTGCAGAATATGGCCACAGATAGAAGGGCGATGTTCGAAGCATATAGCAAAGAACCAGTTTATTCTTGGGAGACGGAGGGAGAGAGGAGGAAAGTCGTGGAACTTACGGTTGATACTTCTGATATACCCGGTGAAGTATATCTTAATCGAATAGATGCTTCCGAGGGGAAAGGATATGGGCGTGAACTCGTTACAGCAGTGTTAGAAAAATATCGCAAGCAAGGATTCAAAACTGCTCGTGCCTATGTTGAATGGAACAACCCAGATTCCCCCGCAATGTTACGAAAAATGGGGGCGGTTGAGAATGGGATAGAAACAAGCGGAGGCAGGTTCTTTACACTTGACTTAAAGAAGTTAAATCCTTATAAAACTACGAGGAAATAGTCGCATATAATAGAATAAAATTGGTTTTCAAAAAAAATAATCTATGGCATTTGAAGTGAAGAACCTCCGACTGCACGAGTTGGAGCTGAACGAGGGGCAGATGTACGGCCTGCCCAAGAATCCCCGCTGGATTCGTGACGCACGCTACGAGGCGTTGAAGAAAAGCATTGAGGACGCTCCTGAGATGCTCGGGCTCCGTGAACTCCTTGTCTATCCTTTGGATGATGTCGAAGGGCACAAGGGGAAGTACATTATAATCGGAGGAAATATGAGGTACAGGGCGTGTCTTGAACTTGGCTATCAGGAAGTCCCTTGCAAGGTCATCCCGATAGAGACACCAGTCAAGAAGCTCCGTGAGTATGTTATCAAGGACAACGAGGGCTTCGGCCAGAATGACTGGGAGCTCTTGTCCACCGAGTGGGAGACCGAGGAACTCCAGGGCTGGGGAATGGAACTGGACTATATCGCAGCAGGCGGCGGCGACCAATGGGACGACCTCCCGGAAGTAGAAGGCGACCCAGAACCACCGTCTTTAAGCAAGCCTTTTGTCATCCAAGTCCAAGTAGATAAGTCCGAAAAGGATAACCTTGAAACGATTACTGAACTTATAAAGCAGGCGGTGGCCGAGTATCAATGTGAAGTCAAATAATACATATTTCAACCTCCTTGCAAGTTTTGCCTATATGGGTAATAATCCGACTTTTACGGAAGCATTTTTCGGGCTCCATAGGGGCGGAAATGCTAATGTAATGATTGATAGCGGGGCATTTACGGCACATAACGCGAAGGAACGGAGGGACTGGCTTAATCTTGATACTTATTGCGATTTCCTTGGCACGTATGGCGATATGAGCGAAAAGTATATTATGCTCGATGTCATTGGGAATCAAGAAAAAACGAAGGAGAATTATGAAGAAATGGTAAGACGCGGCCTCCGCCCTATGTTCGTCCTTACGATGTATGATAAAGAGTGGTCTTTCCTGCGGGATACGATGAAGGTTAATCCGGATTGTTCAATATCGGGAGGCACGCAGACAAAAGGTGACTGGCTTATCAAACGATTTCAGGATACGATGAAGAATACAGATAATAAGGCAAGGATTCACGGGCTCGGATATGTAACATATCCAAACCTCTTCCGCGCCCCTATTGTCAGTGGGGATAGTTCTTCGTGGCTGGCGCAGCCCCAAAGATTCGGGGGCGTTAATGCGTGGACCAAAGACGGACTTAAAAGCCAAAATTATATAGACGTATTTAATGGGAAGCCCGTTGCACATTTTCTTCGCCCGGCGCTGAATAGGTTAGAGATTACCCCTGCACAGTATATGAAGAAAGAAAATCATCGGGGCGCGTGTTCAATAGGGGCGGTTATGTCAATGCTTGCTTATATAGAGTATCAAAAATACGCATTCGCGCATAACCGTAGGTTATTCCTCGCTATTGGGTCGAAACTAAATATGGATATGCTCGTCTGGGTAAAAGAAAACCAGAGAGAGATAACTTATCAGAAATTTTTGAAAGAATTTAAGAATGATAGATAGGATTTGGTATGGCCCCGAGAAAGAGGGATTTGAAAAAGGGGCTATAACCGCCTTCGTAGAAGCGGGAACAATAAATGATAAGGACCTCGATTTTATTTGCGAAATACTTAAAGAAAATGGGCTTTATCGCGTTTATTTCGGCGCAAACGAAAAGGACTTAATAAAAGCGCCCGAGCATTTTATGAAGATATTAACGGGGTTTACCGTCTTTATTGAAACCTCTCTTGATAATCTCCTTAATACGATACGGGTTGCTGGACAGGCAAAACGCGTCATATTGCGGCAGTGGGTAGAGCTGCCTTCCGAACACCTCCTCGCGATTCAGTTCAAATTCAGAAATGAAAGCGATATAATCGTGCTCGGGGACCGGGCCCATACCAGTACCAGGGAAATAAAGGACGGGATATATGTAGGAACTGATAAGATTCTTTACGAAAGCAAGTGATATGATAACGGCTGTAATTATAAATCTTACCATAGAGGGGCTTCATTGTTGGCCTTCTTGTGATATCGAAGAGGTCGCATTTCTGAAATATCCTCACAGGCACGTGTTCCATATCTGTTGTAAGAAAGATGTTGCGCATCCTGACCGCGATATTGAGATAATCCGGTTTAAGAGGTCCGTAGCTGAATATCTAGCGGGGAAGTATGGTTCTCCGTATTGCAATTTCGGTGCGATGTCCTGCGAAATGATTGCGGAGGAACTTATGCGGACATTCGGTCTCTCTTTCTGCTCCGTCTTAGAGGACGGGGAGAACGGGGCTGAAGTAATCAATAACTAAAACCCAATACAATATGATTTACCTACCACTCGAACACATCGAACAGCGGTACACCACGCACCTTGACCGCGACATTCTTGATTACCTAAAAAGGAAGAAAAAGGACTACTCTTACCTTGTCCCAAAAGTATTTAGCAACGATATAAAGCACGGGAGTTTTCTCGATGCGGATAATACCGTATATCGCCAGTTTTACCAGATGCAACAACTAATCGAAGGCCTTATTAGTAAGCGAATTGCCCCTGACGAGACGCTTTTCGTAACGGATATCTGGAACTTCGGCCTAATGGCTATCCCGTACCTTAATTTCTTTTCTGGGTACAACCTCAAGGTAAGGGGCATCATACACGCTGGCAGTTTTACGGATACGGATTTTGTGCGCCAGATGGAGCGCGTCTATAAGGGCTTTGAGGAAAGCCTCTTTGATATCTGTGACAAGATATATGTCGGGAGCCAGTTTATTAAGGACGATATAGTGCAGAAACGATACATAAACCCCGATAAACTCGTTGTTACGGGTCTCCCGTTAGATTGGGTCAATCTGCGGAAGTATGCGGAGATGGGGCTTAAGAAACGCGACCTTGTTGTGTTTAACGGCAGGAATGTGGATGAGAAACAGCCATACCTCTTTGACCTTCTCCAAAAGAAACTCCCGCGGTATGAATATATCAATACGCAGAAAGAGAGGCTATCAAAAGAGGATTACTACCGCGTGCTTGCGCAGGCAAAATGCATCGTTTCTTTTGCTCTCCAAGAAAATTTTGGTTATGGGGTGCAAGAGGCGGTAGCGTTAGGCGCGGTTCCGGCGCTTCCTAACCGCCTTGCCTACCGAGAACAGTTCTCGCAGGAATACCGCTACTCTTGCTTTGATGATTGTGTGCGTCTTGTTAGCGACATAATGGAAGGGAAACTCCTTTGCCCCGACCCCGTAGTAAAGGATAATGATAAGATTTTCGATATCTGGTTTGAAGGGCTATGAAAAAAAACGATAAAAACTTAATCCTTATAAATACGATTTTCGTAGCGAGCATTATCGTTGCGAATGTTGTGGGCGCGAAGGTTATTGATACGGGGGTTGACCTATTTGGCTTCCGTCTTGCCCTTTCGGGTGGTGCGATTACTTATGCCTTCACTTTCTTATGCACAGACGTTATCGGCGAAGTGTGGGGAAAGAAAGAGGCAAAGGCGGCGGTGTTTTATGGCTTCGTGGGGCAGGTATTCGCAATCGCGATGATTTTTCTTACGCAACTTACGCGGGCGCAAGACCCGGCGATGCAGGCAGCCTATATCAAACTGCTCGGGCAGGCCCCGATGTTTACCCTCGGCTCATTAGTCGCTTACTATGCTTCGCAGACGTGGGATGTTTGGGTGTTTCATAAGATAAGGGAGCGGTTACAGGCAAAGCCCTCTTTGAAATGGATTTGGAACAATGTCAGCACGGCGACTTCGCAGGTTATTGATACGGCACTGTATGCAAGCATCTCCTTTGGCGTTGGCCTTGGATGGTTTTGGCACGAGGGCGGTCTTTACTCGCTTCTCTCCGTAATGCTGGGGCAGTATCTCCTGAAACTCGGTCTTGCGATTCTTGATACACCGCTGTTTTACCTTTTTACACGGAAATATAAGGAATAGTAAATATGTACTATATATCAAAACGAATGGAGATAGCCGGAGCACACAGGCTGAATCTCTCCTACGAAAGCAAGTGTGCGAATATCCACGGGCATAACTGGATAGTGACCGTGTACTGCAAAGCAAAGGAACTAAACCCTGACGGGATGGTAGCAGACTTTAAGCATATTAAAGAAAAGATACATGGATATCTTGACCACGGCTTCCTGAACGAACTCCTGCCTTTCAATCCTACGGCGGAGAATATCGCCCGTTGGATAGTTGATACCGTGCCGAATTGCTATCGCGCCGATGTACAAGAGAGTGAAGGCAATCTCGCGACCTATAAGAAGGAGGCAGACGATGAAGATTAAAGAGATATTCTACTCGCTCCAAGGCGAAGGAGCACACACAGGGCAACCGGCAATTTTCGTCCGCTTCACGGGTTGTAATCTCGCCTGCCCTTTCTGTGATACCGACTTTAAGGGAGGCGATGACTACACCGAGGAGGAACTGGTACGAGAGATAGAAAAGTATCTCCCTTGTCGCTTCGTGGTATTCACGGGCGGCGAACCGACTCTACAACTAACCGATAGTCTGATAAGCAGGCTGCACGAGGAAGGATTCTATCTTGCCATAGAGACCAACGGGACGAGAGAGTACCCGCGAGGGATAGACTGGATAACGGTATCGCCAAAAAACGACTTCTGCGCCAAGGCAAATCTTTATCCGTATAATATCTCGGCCGCAGAGGTAAAAGTCGTTTATAACGGCGAAAATGCGCCAGAAACCTACGAAAAACTCGGCGAGATGAAATATATCCAGCCTTGCGACACGGGAGACCCCGTTCAAAACGAGGAAATCATCAAAAAGAGTGTGGAGTGGCTGAAAGCTCATCCCGACTGGCGGCTCTCACTCCAGACACAGAAGATAATCAACGTAAGATAGGAAGGATATGAGAGAAAGGACTGTTACAAAGGAACAGGCAGAAGATGCAATACGTCTGCTGATGACTTATATCGGCGAAGACCCTACAAGGCCGGGACTTATCGGAACACCCGACAGGATTGTGAGGATGTGGGATGAGATTTACCGAGGTTATGACCCTGCCCGTGTGCCGAAAATTACGACCTTCGATAACGGGATGGACGGAATCGTGTACGATAATATGGTTGTTGATACGGGCGATTTCTACTCAATGTGCGAACATCATCAGATGCCTTTCTTCGGCAAGTACTGGTTTGCCTATATCCCTAATCCCAAGGGTAAAATTCTCGGCATATCGAAAATCGGGCGAGTGGTGGACTATTGTGCTGCAAGGATGCAAATACAGGAAAGGCTCGTAAGTGATATAGTGAAGATGCTCTCCGATGCGCTCGGCAGCGAGTACCCTCCGCAAGGAATAGCTCTCGTTATGACGGGAGAACATCTGTGCAAAACTATGAGGGGAGCTAAGAAAAAAGGCACGATGACATCGAGTTTCCTTACGGGCGTATTTAAGACAGAATCGGCTTTAAGGGCGGAATTTATGAATTTTGTTAACGAGAGATAGGATATGAAAAAACCACCATTAAAGAAATTCAAAGAAATTGCCGAGGCCTGCGGAGGGACTATTGGCAAGATGGCTACGACACTCGGTGTCTATCGCTCCACTGTCTATAAGTGGTGTTCATCCAATCCTGAATATCAAGCCGTCATTGACGAGTATCGTGGCCGTCTGCTTGATGAATGCCTAAGAAGTGCGAGGGCGGTATCGGTAGGCATCCCGAAACTGGATGAGAAGAACCATATTATCGGCTGGATTGAGAGGCCGGATGGCTATATGCTCCGCTACCTTATCAGCACCCTCGGGCGCAAGGAAGGCTTCGGGGAGGCTATGGACGTGACCAGCAAAGGGGAGAGCATCAAGCCCGACCCGGTGGTCATCGAGGTCATTGACAGCAGGGACAAGGTGGATAGCGGCCCCGCGGCCGGGGAGGAGGAGTAGCGGCATGGATAAGGTCACACACGCCCATGTCCGCGGTGCGGTGATGATTTGCGGATATGACTTCGACTGCATAATGGGCAGCTATGTGAGGACAAGGCTGTACTCGGACATACGGGCAATAGTCTGGGCTATTTGCGCCTCGGAGACCGGCGACAAGCCCAAGGCGATAGCCGACTGGTTCGGGCGCGACCGCTCCACGGTGGCTTGCGCGATAATGAAAGCCAACGGACTGCGTGGCTACGACAAGGGGTTCACGGACCTTTATGACGCTATTTACGGGTATTACGTGACATTGGAGTCAAGCACGGATGGAATTGAGGAATATGACGCTCCAGCAGCTCAAGGAGTTGTGGAGGGAGAGGCGTGACGAGCTTCTCATGATAAAGAGGGAGATTGACAGGAGGGAGGGCGACGTGGTCCCGACCGCCAACGTCGATTTCGAGAGTTATGTCACAAAATGAAAACGGGTGGTGTATGAGAGCCGATTTGGGTATTGGCTGCCTTAGCGCGGCCGGAATAATACTTATAATCTTACGGGCTTTCGGGATCATAACGTGGAGCTGGTGGTGGGTCACCGCCCCGTTCTGGGCTCCCCTCGCGTTCTGGCTCATCTTCCTGGCGTTCGGGATTATTGTCCTGAAGGCCAAGGGAAGGAAGGCAAAGCGGGGGAAAGGCAGGTAGGATGCCGAAGATCCAAACAACAAAGGTGTATTACGAGCTTGACAACGCCGTCAAGTCCGGCTATTCCACCGTGTCCGAGCAAGGAAGCTCCCGCTCTGGAAAAACCCGCAACACGGTGATATGGCTGTGCGTTTTCCTCATGAACCATTCGGGGCTCCGGCTCTCGGTGGTGAGGAAGACCCTGACCGCCCTCCGCGGCTCGGTGCTTTACGACTTCAAGGAGGTGCTTGTGCAGATGGGCCTGTGGGAGTGGCGTCCCAAGGCTTACAACAAGTCGGAATTCACCTTCACTTTCCCGAACGGGAGCTGGATAGAGTTCTTCTCGACCGACGACGAGCAGAAACTGAGGGGAAGGAAACGGGATATCTGCTATGTGAACGAGGCCAACGAGCTGTCCGCCCTCGAGTGGCAACAGCTCAAGATGCGTACCTCGTTGTTCACGATTGCCGACTACAACCCCTCCTTCTCCGATGAGCATTGGCTTTGCCAGGTCAACGCCGACCCCAGGACATACCACTTCATCACCACATACAAGGACAACCCTTTCCTCGAGCAGACCATCATCGACGAGATAGAGAGCCTGCGCCACAAGAACAAGTCCTTATGGCAGGTCTACGGGCTCGGGATGCAGGCGGTCATCGAGGGGCTTATCTTCACCAACGTGAAGATAATCGACGAGATACCCGACGTGGCGAGGAGAAGGCGGTGGAGGGGTTGCGACTGGGGTTACAGCCTCGACCCCACGGCCATCGAGGATGTATACTATCACGATGGCGCTATCTATGTGGATGAGATATGCTATAGGACAGGGATGTTGGCTTCCGATATTATAAGTGTCCTGAAAGAGAATGACGGGGCCGTGGAGACTATCTGTGACTCGGCCGACCCCCGCCTCATCCAGGAGGTCTACCGCGGCGGCTGTAACGTGAAGCCCGTGACCAAGTACCCCGGCTCCGTGCTGGCGGGGATCACGAAGATGCAGGAACTTCGGATTTTCGTGACCAAGAGGAGCGCCAATGTCATCAAGGAGTTCAAGAACTACGTGTGGGCGCAGGACAAGGAGGGGAAATGGCTACAGCAG